GACCGTTGACGGTAGTCACGATGAGGTACACCACGACGGAGAGAAGGGTGGTGAGGAGGGCGGTCATGGCGTAAGCCTTGCCGCCGTTGCGGGGGACCTTGACCACCTGGGTGATCGACCAGCGAACGAAGTCCTGGACGGACATCGCAGCGGCGAAAGAGAAACCCGCGACGATGGAGTTAAGGGTCTGGGTAGAAAGCTCCTGTGAGACGAGGTTGACCGTTTCGATGGCGGCGGACATTGTTGGTTATATATTAAACGGGGAAAATAATTCATTCGAATGACAATTTCTCCGGTTCGACTATCTTTTTAAATTTTTTAGACCGTATCTTTTTGGTTTTAGTGAAAAGTTCGTCGTCTGAATCATCTGTGCTCTGCTCTGATTCATACCGCTTAAACTGATCCTCATCGTCGTTGAAAGACCATGGCTCAGGTTCATTCATTCTGTTTATTGATAGCATTTTTTAACATCTCCTCTACCGGGGATTGAGGAGTCCACGTATCCCACAGGTCAAACGCCAGATTAACTTCAGTCAGAAAGGGGTCATCTCCTGAGTACCTGACGAAGTCGGGACATTCCTCTTCTGGGACCTCCTCAGCCTCCTCCTGCTCAGAGTCGGTGTAAATTTCTGGCATAGTGCTCCCCACACACTGACCCACTGTGCACATCGCACAATACTTTTGAGCATATTCGACGTCTCCTGATATTATTACGTCCCTGCCACATCCTTTGGCGTATTTACCTGCGATTAGCACACTCTTTTCGAACACGGGTAAGATGATGTCCGTCATCGCAGAGATCCAATTTTCCATCATATTTTCGTCGGAACCACCGAATCCGGTTTGCATAAACATTAAATACAGGGGAGATTGTTTTATTTCTAATAAAACGTCCCAGACTGAGTAAAAAAAAGAGGTAATAAAACCCCTTGTAATATTAGATGAATCTTCAGCTGAAGAAGTTCAAACCCGAGGGGATGACGGACGACCGTGTGTGTGTGTTCATTGGGAAACGTAACACCGGTAAGTCCACGTTGGTAAAGGACATAATGTATCATAAGAAACACCTTCCGGCTGGTATCGTGCTCTCGGGTACCGAGGAGGGTAATCATTTCTATTCTACCTTTATACCCGACCTTTTCGTGTACGGGGACTATGATCGCGATGCAATAGAGAGAGTCATGGCCAGGCAGCGCAAGCTGGTCGGCGCCGGGAAGAAAAATTGCGGCGCCTTCATGCTTCTGGACGATTGCATGTACGACTCGAAGTTCTTGAAAGACACGTGTATTCGTCAGTGCTTTATGAACGGTCGTCATTGGAAGATTTTTTTCATGTTGACGATGCAATATGTGATGGACTTACCACCGGCACTTCGAGCTAACGTCGACTACGTTTTCATCCTTCGTGAAAACATCATTCAGAACAGAGAGAAGTTGTACAAGGCGTTCTTCGGAATATTTCCTTCTTTCGACATGTTCTGTAAAGTCATGGACGCATGTACCGAGAACTACGAGTGCTTGGTCCTGGATAATACCGTCAGATCAAACAAAATCCAGGACTGTGTGTTCTGGTACAAGGCGACGGTCAGGAAAAACTTCAGGGTGGGAAGTCCCGACCTCTGGAAACTGCACAAGAAGATGTATAATCCCAGGCACGGAGACGTCAAGGAGGAAGACGCTAAGAAGGCGACGAAACAGACTAGGTTGAAAATCACAAAGACGAGGTGACCTGCGTCTGAGGCAACATTGAAAAAGCTATGGGTATATTAAATGGCCGACCCACGTGTTACCACGATGAACCTCTCAGACAACGGAGACGGGATGGTACCCCTCAATCCGACCACGGCGTTTCATCAAAACGAGGCGTCGTATGCGATTCAGGAGGAAAAAAATATAATTCAACAACAAGAGACGATGGACTCTACGCCGATTCACGATATTATGATGGAACCTCCCACCATGACCCACGAGCCCAAGATGCAAGGTGCCATGCCTCACATGACAGCTCCGGATCCTCAGGGTGCGTATCAGATGCAGGCGGAGAAGCCCGCGAGCAAGAATGTGTTCAACTTGACCGATGATCAGCTCACCGCTCTCGTCGCAGGTTTCTGTGCGGCGGTTTCTGTGTCTAAGCCCATCCAGGACCGCTTGGCGACCTCTATCCCCAAATTCCTTAACGAACAAGGGGGTAGAAGTTTGGTCGGACTCGCCTCCACCGGAGCAGTGGCGGCCGTCGTTTTCTTCCTAGTGAAGGATTACGTGGTTAAGAACTAATTCTCCCAACCCATATTAGAATAAATGCTCTCATCGAAGAACTGGTGCGCAATCAGATTACCAGCCATGAAAGTCCCAAGTAATAAGGAAATAAGCTTCCATTTCTTACTGCTCGGGGCGTTAGGATCCTGCATAGCCTCGCGTGTGTCAGGCGAAAACTGATTTATTATGTATATCATCGCGAAAGAAATAGCGGTGGCCGCGAAGAAGAAACCCCTGTCGACGGCGAGTCGAGGGAACTTTCCTATGGAGAACCGCAGAAGGTTGGGAACGATGAGCGTCATCCAGATGAGATTGATGGTATAGTCTCGAGAGAACTGAGGGACGGCGAGCATCGAGAACACGATGACCCAGGCCATGATGGCCTGACCCAGAACGGAATAAGGTGTTTTCATTAAACTACACTAAGATTATTTTAGCGGTCCTGGACGTGTTGACCACAGAATTCGGTCTTCTCCATAACCCGCTCGTAGACGCCCAGGTTGACGCAGATGTCTCTGAGTTCCTCGTAATTCTTCCAGAACTCTGGACTGTGTGAGTACTCCTTCACCGTGCAGTGCGCCAGCTCGTGGATCAATACGTGAAAGATCTCGTTTGGCTCTCCGTCGAGGCACACCGCGATCTCACCGCCTTTGTTAGTGTTCGTACCCACGGTCTGACTCATCCAGAGCTTTCCCGTGATGGGGATGTGACGCGTGAGCATCTCGAACTTCTCGTTCTTTGCCTCCTTGAGATGTTCCCTGAGTTTTTTGTATTTTTCGTTCACCTCCTTCAACTTTTCGTTTTCCCTGGTGGTGAACAGTGTGACGAGGACCACGACGACCAATAGGTACTTGATCATCTCTTACTTATACACAAAGATAAATTTAGTGTACAGTTCGGATATAGGGTTTCCCTCCAGACCCTCCCACAGCGCCAATCTAAACCCTAATTCTTCTAAGTGCGTCACTAATAAATCTTTGTACGCGACGGGCTCTGATTTAGGCCCTTCCGCATAGAACGGGGTGTCCACCAGGTTAACAAACAGTTTCTCACCAAACCCGCCGTTCGCGTGGTCCTTGAGTTTGAAAAAATTACCACTCTCGTCGAGGTACGGTGTGCCCCATATTATCTTCTCCGAGTCGGGGATGATTCCTATCAATTTCCCACCGGGTTTCAACCTCTTCCTTATTTCGTGAAGTGAACTGTGAAAGAGGTCTCGCGTGGCGAATATGTAGTGCAGTGAGAAGTTATAGCACACTATGTCGTGCTTTCGGTTCGGACACCCGTGTATGTCACCCTCATAAAAGTTCACTCGGAGGTGCATATTCCTGGCGCGGGACCGAGCCTCTTCCAACGCGGACGGCACTGGGTCGCACATGTTCATGTTGGCGCCACATTTGTGCCATTTCTGGAGATCACCGCCGAATCCACACCCCACGTCCAGGATCGAGTTCCCACTCTCGGTCACGGACTGGATCAGGGTTCGTTTGGCCTCGTTGTGAGTCTTCCTTAATTCTTCCATACTTACTCTGACTTCGTGTGTAAACTTTAATTACTTAAAGTTTTAGGTGGAGAGAGTACTATAAGCAATGTCTCTTACTCAAGATTATACCACTGTTCCCGGTCAGCTGTACGCCTGCCTCTCGGTCGTCGGACCGGAATCGCCACAGAAGAACGAGAAGTTCGGCATCAAGATTCGAGGCGCGTTCTCTAACCGAGAGGAAGCCTCTAATCACGCCAAGCGGCTTCAGAAAGAAGACCCGACCTTCGACATTTACGTCGTAGACATGTACAAGTGGCTCTTAATCCCTCCGGACCCCAGTGCAATCGATGACACGCACTACACTAATGATAAACTCGAGGAGATCATGATTGGATACAAGGAGAATCAAGCGATGGCTGCTAGAATGTTTCAGGAGAGGAAGGATAATATGAAGACAACCGCGGGTTTCACCCCGGGTGACGAGAACTCTCAGTTTTACACTAAGCCCGACGAGGCACCCGTTTCCCACCCCGCCGAGGTCCTCGAGCGTCTCAAGAAAGAGAAGCCCAACACCCCGATGGAGGATCTCGTCAAGGAGGCCGACGCGATCGTCGCCGTTGAACTCGAGGAAAGAAAGAAGCAGCGCGAGGCGGAAGACACCGCGAGCTCCACCAATGCAAAGTTGGGGGAAATCACCGAGGATGGTGAAACCGAAGTATCATCCAACCCGTAAATAAAATGACACGTATTATTAATAAAAAATGATCGGAATTATAATAACTATCTTGATGGTCGGTGCCTTCTTTATTTTGTTTTTCAAACCATCGTACACCATCAAAGATGACGAGGAAGAGGAAGAGGAAGAGGAAGAGGAAGTTCAGAAAGAGGAATCTTCGAATGTTGGATACATCGAGGATACCGGACTGGATTCGTACGGATCTGTGTTTGAGAAGGGCGACATGGGCACTTTTGTGGCGTATTCGACCGTGGCGGATGACAGTTGGCTCAGCGGTTCGCCCGTCGTAGATGAAATCATCTAGGTGTATCTCAATATGACAGGTTGCATCGTTTTGCCCATGAAAAATCCTAGAAGGAAGACCGCGAACGCGATTATCCAAGTGCTCTTAGGGATGTTTTTGAAGGGGTCGACAGAGTCTTTCTCCTCCTGGTAATACGGCATTTCGTTCGGGGGTTGATAATAATACTGCTGAGG